AAGGCATTCAAGGAACTACTGGTATTCGAGGTATAGATGGTACTCTGGGTGCACAAGGTGCACAGGGTATTCAAGGCATTCAAGGAACTACTGGTATTCGAGGTATAGATGGTACTCTGGGTGCACAAGGTGCACAGGGTATTCAAGGCATTCAAGGAACTACTGGTATTCGAGGTATAGATGGTACTCTGGGTGCACAGGGTATTCAAGGCATTCAAGGCATTCAGGGAACTACTGGCATTCAGGGCATAGATGGTACTCTGGGTGCACAAGGTGCACAGGGTATTCAAGGCATTCAGGGAACAACTGGAACTGGAACCCAAGGAACAACTGGTTCCACAGGCCCAGTAGCAGGCTCAGCAAACCAAGTAATATATAAAAACTCTTCAAACACTGCAGAAGGATCAGCCAATCTCATTTTTGATGGTGCGAACTTGACTGTTTCGGGAGACGTGACTTCTCTATCAGACGAAAGAAAAAAGACAAACATAACTAGATTGAAATCTTCTTTAGAAAAAGTCCTAATGCTTGAAGGTGTAAACTACACCATGATATCCGACGAATCGGACAGAGTCCACATGGGACTAATCGCACAGAAGACAGAAGAACACGTGCCAGAAGTAGTTTATGAGTTTAATGGGATGAAGTCTGTTGCATATGGTAATATAGTTGCACTGCTAATCGAAGCTGTAAAAGACATACAGGCACAAATAGAAGATATTAAAAATGGGGTTTAAATCAAGCAAAGACGGTACGGTGACATCTGCCAAAGATGCCACATCACCAAGAGGTATACCATTTATGTATAACACAGGCGACAATACGACAGTACCCACCAATGAAACAAAAATAACAGCAAGTGATGGTGCAGCAGGTGACCGATTTGGATGGTCTGTGGCAGTCGGTTCAGGTAGAATTGTAGTTGGTGCACGCCTTGATGATGATTTAGGAAGTGATTCGGGTTCTGCATACATATTTGATCTTGATGGAACCCAGCTTGCAAAAATAACAGCAAGTGATGGTGCAGCATTTGACTATTTTGGATGGTCTGTGGCAGTCGGTTCAGGCAGAATTGTAGTTGGTGCATGGAGTGATGATGATGCAGGAAGCAATTCAGGTTCTGCATATATATTTGATCTTGATGGAAACCAGATTGCAAAGATAACAGCAAGCGATGGTGCAGCAGGTGACTTTTTTGGATATTCTGTGGCAGTCGGTTCAGGCAGAATTGTAGTTGGTGCATATGGTGATGATGATGCAGGAAGCAATTCAGGTTCTGCATATATATTTGATCTTGATGGAAACCAGATTGCAAAGATAACAGCAAGCGATGGTGCAGCAGGTGACTTTTTTGGATATTCTGTGGCAGTCGGTTCAGGTAGAATTGTAGTTGGTGCATATGGTGATGATGATGCAGGAAGTGCTTCAGGCTCTGCATACATTTTTGATCTTGATGGAAACCAGATTGCAAAGATAACAGCAAGCGATGGTGCAGCGAACGACTTTTTTGGATATTCTGTGGCAGTCGGTTCAGGTAGAATTGTAGTTGGTGCATATGGTGATGATGATGCAGGAAGTGCTTCAGGTTCTGCATACATTTTTGATCTTGATGGAAATCAGATTGCAAAGATAACTGCAAGTGATGGTGCAGCGGGCAGCCGATTTGGATATTCTGTGGCAGTCGGTTCAGGTAGAATTGTAGTTGGTGCATGGCTAGATGATGACGCAGGAAGTGCTTCAGGTTCTGCATACATATTTGATCTTGATGGAACCCAAATCACAAAAATAACAGCAAGCGATGGTGCAACATTTGACCGATTTGGACAGTCTGTGGCAGTCGGTTCAGGTAGAATTGTAGTTGGTGCACCACTTGATGATGACGCGGGAAGTGATTCGGGTTCTGCATACACATATACAACACCACCTGTTGTAACACCGTATGATGTACAAGATTGGAGCAGAACATAATGACATTTAAAACAACATCAGTTGTAATTGATGATTACGCTTCGGTTATACACGAGTCTTTCAACAAGATAACAACAAACATTGTTGCAACAGAAACAAAAATAACAGCAAGTGATGGTGCAGCGGATGACCAATTTGGACAGTCTGTGGCAGTCGGTTCAGGTAGAATTGTAGTTGGTGCATGGAGTGATGATGATGCAGGAAGCAATTCAGGTTCTGCATATATATTTGATCTTGATGGAAACCAGATTGCAAAGATAACAGCAAGCGATGGTGCAATAGGAGACCGATTTGGATATTCTGTGGCAGTCGGGTCAGGTAGAATTGTAGTTGGTGCATGGAGTGATGATGATAACGGATCCACTTCAGGTTCTGCATACATTTTTGATCTTGATGGAAACCAGATTGCAAAAATAACAGCAAGTGATGGTGCAGCGAACGACCAATTTGGATATTCTGTTGCTGTCGGTTCAGGTAGAATTGTTGTTGGTGCATATGGTGATGATGATGCAGGAAGTGTTTCAGGTTCTGCATACATTTTTGATCTTGATGGAAATCAGATTGCAAAGATAACGGCAAGCGATGGTGCAACAAGTGACCAATTTGGATGGTCTGTGGCAATCGGTTCAGGCAGAATTGTAGTTGGTGCATGGGGCAACAATGACGCAGGAGATGATTCAGGTTCTGCATATATATTTGATCTTGATGGAACCCAGATTGCAAAGATAACAGCAAGTGATGGTGCAGCGGGTGACGAATTTGGATATTCTGTGGCAGTCGGTTCAGGTAGAATTGTAGTTGGTGCACGGAGTGATGATGATGCAGGAAGTGCTTCAGGCTCTGCATACATTTTTGATCTTGATGGAAACCAGATTGCAAAGATAACAGCAGGTGATGGTGCAGCATTTGACCGATTTGGATGGTCTGTGGCAGTCGGTTCAGGTAGAATTGTAGTTGGTGCACGATTTGATGATGACGCGGGAAGTGATTCGGGTTCTGCATACATATTTGATCTTGATGGAAATCAGATTGCAAAGATAACAGCAAGCGATGGTGCAGCGGATGACTTTTTTGGATATTCCGTGGCAGTCGGTTCAGGTAGAATTGTAGTTGGTGCATATGGTGATGATGACGCAGGAGGCCAATCAGGTTCTGCATACATATATAAAATAGACGAAACCTTCGATGTATATATCGAAGGCATTATAAATTGAAACAGGGAGTTTAATATGTTATACGCACGGATAGACGAGAGTGGGAATGTCATTGAGTTTCCTGTTAGTATACGAGGTCAGATTTTGTCCGATGATATTGTAGAAGTATCAACCACTAACGCACCCACTGTCACATGGGACAAAAAAATAATGTGGAGTGGTGTGGAGATCGTTGATGGCAACTACTTCGTATTGTACGAAACGCCGACAGACAAATTTGCTACAAATGAGGCAAAATTAAAAGCCATCACTACACTTAAAAAACAAAAAGCAGAACAAAATGAAAAGACATTCAAACAAAGATCCATGGAGCTTGCAGGAGAGTACAGCGATTTTGAAAGAGAGTCTTGGAGTCAGCAAAGATCAGAGGCAATTGCATATAATATCGATAATACTTCGCCCACCCCACTTCTATCTTCTATATGCGCAGCAAGAGGCGTGTCAATATCTCTTTTTGTATCATTTGTACTTGAAAATACTCAAGTATATGAGCATTTTTACGGTGCGTTGTTAGGCACATATCAAAAAAACAAGGACATTTTAGGAGACATCTCTTTGACAGATGAACAGACGTGGCACCTAATCGACGATGTGGTGAGATTGTAATGAGTTTCAAGATAGGACAATCTACGGGCGGAACTCACATAAACGAAGATTTGATGTTCATGAATGCAAATAATGATTTTGTTGGGGGGTATGATAACACAACAGTACCCACCAATGAAACAAAAATAACAGCAAGTGATGGTGCAGCGAACGACCAATTTGGATATTCTGTGGCAGTCGGTTCAGGTAGAATTGTAGTTGGTGCACCACTTGATGATGCCCCAGGAAGCAATTCAGGTTCTGCATACATTTTTGATCTTGATGGAACCCAGATTGCAAAGATATCATCACGTGTTGCAGCGGGTGACGAATTTGGATATTCTATGGCAGTCGGATCAGGCAGAATTGTAGTTGGTGCACCAGGCGATGATGATTCAGGAGGCCAATCAGGCTCTGCACACATATTTGATCTTGATGGAAACCAGATTGCAAAAATAACAGCAAGTGATGGTGCAGCATTTGACTATTTTGGATGGTCTGTGGCAGTCGGTTCGGGTAGAATTGTAGTTGGTGCACGATTTGATGATGACGCAGGAAGCAATTCAGGTTCTGCATACATATTTGATCTTGATGGAAACCAGATTGCAAAGATATCATCACGTGTTGCAGCGGGCAGCCGATTTGGACAGTCTGTGGCAGTCGGTTCAGGTAGAATTGTAGTTGGTGCATGGCTAGATGATGGTCGACGACCATCATCAGGTTCTGCACACATATTTGATCTTGATGGAAACCAGATTGCAAAAATAACAGCAAGGGATGGTGCAGCGGATGACTTTTTTGGATATTCTGTGGCAGTCGGTTCAGGTAGAATTGTAGTTGGTGCATATGGTGATGATGATGCAGGAAGTGTTTCAGGTTCTGCATACATTTTTGATCTTGATGGAAATCAGATTGCAAAGATATCATCACGTGGTGGAGCGGGCAGCCGATTTGGATGGTCTGTGGCAGTCGGTTCAGGTGGAATTGTAGTTGGTGCATGGAGTAATGATGGTGCAGGAGCCCAATCAGGTTCTGCACACATATTTGATCTTGATGGAAACCAGATTGCAAAAATAACAGCAAGTGATAGTGCAACGAACGACCAATTTGGATGGTCTGTGGCAGTCGGTTCGGGTAGAATTGTAGTTGGTGCACGATTTGATGATGACGCAGGAAGTAGTTCAGGTTCTGCATACACATATACAACACCAACAACCGAACACATACTTGACATCTTGGATTATTGAAAAAATAACTTTCAGCCAAATAGATTTGTGAAAATACACCATAATAGTATTTTAGAAAACCAACCAAAAAGCTCGCGGGAGATTACATAACGAAAATAGTTTTGGTTACTGGCGGCTTTGACCCGTTACACAGTGGACACATAGCATATTTTAATGAGGCTAAAAAATTAGGCGACATTCTTGTAGTTGGTTTAAATAGTGACAATTGGCTTGTCAGAAAGAAAGGCCAATCTTTCATGAACATAAAAGAGAGGTTGGATATGATATCCAACCTCTCTATGATCAATTCGACGATGTTTTTTAACGATGATGACGGTAGTGCCGCAGATGCTATTCAGTATTGTTTAGACAAGTACCCCAACGACACTATCATATTTGCAAATGGCGGCGACCGCACTTCAAGTAATATCCCAGAAATGTTTGCAATTACAAATCCAAGAGTTCAGTGGGTGTTTTCAGTTGGTGGTTTTGACAAAATAAACTCAAGTAGTAAAATTTTAAGTGACTGGAAGACACCAAAAACAGAAAAAGATTGGGGTTATTATCGTGTTTTACATTCTGATGGTCCTTCTACCAAAGTTAAGGAACTAGTAGTCAAACCAAACCACAGTCTTAGTCTACAGAGACACAAATACCGGAACGAATATTGGATTGTTTCTTGCGGTATTGCTACGATAAGATTTGGTTCTGATGTTAATAAACTCGAAACAAAAACACTAACAAAACATCAGGAAATTCGCATTCCTGAAACTTACTGGCACCAATTGATTAATACTACTGAAAATGATCTGCGAATAGTGGAAATTCAATATGGTGAAAGTTGCATCGAAGAAGATATTGAAAGAAAAGCAAATGCCATTTTCGTATAAATACAAGATCAAATTTGTATGTGAATCAGGGTACAGATTTTTATGCTTATCTAGAACTGTTTTCTAATGATATAGAATTTGATGTTTCTGATATTACATTCTTTGGTAGTGTTAGAAGAGTATATTCATCTGCACTTGCATTTAATATTAGTGTTACTATAGTCCCAAATGGTCCAACAAACGATGTCGTTTTCGGTCAATTCCCAAGACAACAGCCCACTGAGTATTTTCTTCAAACCAGATGGTGCCAAGATGTACACTGTCAACACCATGGAATATTGCAACTCCATCGAATATCTGTGTGTCCAAGAAATATGATATAAATACATCGTAATAGAATTTTTGAAAACCAACTAGTGATTATAGGATGCACATGAAAGAATTGAAAAAAAGCGATGCAGAGATAGAAAATCAATACCGATTCGGAAACGACGAATCTTTTGCGAAATATGCGATCAGTCTCGGTGGCAAAATTAAACCGCTTGTCATTCCATCTGAAAATACCAGTGGAACAGGGTTGATGAATCCCACCATATATAAGCTACCAAACGGCAAATTAGCAGTGAACATCAGACATGTAAATTACACTTTTTATCACTCCGAAAAAAAGTTGTTGCAACACCAATGGGGTCCGCTTACATATCTACATCCAGAAAATGACCAATATCTCAGAACAAGAAACTTCTTTTGCGAATTAGACCAATCGCTTGATATCACATCATTTAACGAAATAGACGCCACCAAATTTGACACATACGAGCCTATGTGGGATTTTGTCGGTCTCGAAGATGTGAGATTGGTTGTTTGGGATGGGAAAATGTATGCAACTGGCGTACGACGAGACACCACTACAAACGGTCAAGGAAGAATGGAATTGTCTGAACTTGATTATTCAGACGGTAAAGTTACAGAAGTATCAAGAGTTAGAATTGCGCCACCTAATGATCAAAATTCGTATTGTGAAAAAAATTGGATGCCTGTTACTGACATGGATTACACATATGTAAAATGGTCCAACCCAACTGAATTGGTTAGTGTTGACCCAAACACTGGAGAATCCAAAACTGTAAAAATATCCAACTATGTAGACGCACCAAATGATTTTAGAGGTGGTACGCAAGTGATTCCATTTGGTGATGAAGGTCACAGAATTGCTTTGATACATGAAGTTGATCTGTTCCAGAGCGAACACAACAGAAAAGATGCAGTGTATAGGCACCGCTTTGTAATTTGGGACAGTGACTGGAACATTGTAAAATATACAACAGATTTCTCAATGATGAATGGCCATGTCGAATTTGCAGTAGGTATGTGTTTTAATAAAAACGATGAAATCTTAATTACATTTGGTTTCCAAGACAATGCAGCATACATTTTACAAACTACACTAAAAGACTTGGTCAATTTCGTCAACACAAATTGCGCGTTTCACATATGAATCTTCAAACAGAATACAGGATAATTATATTATGATAGATACTCTACTGAATCAATTTGTATGTTCGCCAAATGACCCTGAAACAAATTTTGCACTTGCAAGATATTATCATGATATTGGACAAACTGCTTCTGCGGTATCTTATTATATCAGGACGGCGGAAAGAACAGAAGACTTGTTGTTAAGATATGAATGTCTCTTACATGGCGCAAATTGCTTTGAAATGCAAGGGACACGTAGATTTACAGTCAAAGGAATGTTACAGCAAGCAATATCAATTTTACCGAAAAGACCAGAAGCCTACTTTCTTTTAAGTAAAATGCAAGAACACAATGAGGCCAATCAAGGAAGATATCTCGATTCGTACACATTATGTTCTATTGCCATCACAGTGTGCGAATTTGATGGAGATGGTCTCAGACATTCTGTAAATTTTCACGGCAAGTACCAACTACTATTTCAAAAAGGCATCATGGGTTGGTGGAACGGACTCAATGAAGAAACAAAAACCATATTCTTAGACCTTCATATGAACTATGATATGGCGGAAGAATATAAAACTTCTGTAAGAAACAATCTGATCAACATGGGCGCATTTAGCACCAAGACACTGATTAATTACGAACATGGCAAATTGCCTAATCTCCAGATTAGGTTCGATGGCGCGGGGAATGTGGAAAGAAACTACTCTGAGGCATATCAAGACATGTTTGTATTAACAGCAACCAACGGCAAGAGAAACGGAACGTACGTGGAAATTGGTTCGGGACACCCATCATACGGCAATAACACATATCTGTTGGAAAAAGACTTTGGATGGAATGGAATTTCGTTAGATGTAGATGAAAATTCCATCACACAGCATAGCAGCGAGCGAAAGCACACTGCCATATTAAAAGATGCGACTACAATAAATTACGACAAATATTTTACAGGGATGAGTTTGCCTTCTAATATAGATTATCTACAGATTGATGTCGATCCTTCAGATGTGTCTCTGAAGGTTCTTTATTCTATGCCGTTTGATACTTTCAAGTTTTCAGTTGTAACATTTGAACATGACCACTATGCACAACCACACACAAAAGTAAGAGAAAAGGCAAGAGCATTTTTGAAGTCTTACGGATATGTATTAGTAGTATCTAATATATCACCAGACGATTCTAGACCATATGAAGATTGGTTTGTTCATCCAGATCTTGTAGATGCTGATACAATTAAAAAACTTACAGTAGAAGGTGATGCCACGAAGAAAGCCGAAAAATATATGTTTGGTATGTATAGTGGATAAAATACCTGTTATCGGCACAGCGGTTGTAAATAGTAGCTATTGGGTCAATAGATTATTATTAAGTGTTGACTATCCTATAAAGGACTTTGTTATAATTAATAACAATGGTAGAGGCCAATTAGACGAAGAACTAAACATGATTGTCAAAATGAAGCATCGTTATATTGACAACATAAAAGTTGTACACATGCCTTCTAATATTGGATGTGGAGGTGCTTGGAATCTTATTATAAAATGTTACATGAACGCACCGTATTGGATTATTGCAAACGATGATGTGGCGTTTAATTCTGGATTACTAAACGAGATTCATGGTATTATGTCGAGTGATACAGATGTAGGTACGGTACATCCTAATTCAGGTGATTTCGGTCTCGGGGCTTGGGATTTGTTTGCTATGCACGAAAGAACAGTAAAACAGCTTGGACTATTTGATGAGAACACTTATCCTGCATATTGCGAGGACGCAGACTATATAATGAAAATGAAGAACAAAGGTGTTAAATCTATAGTTGGATTAAAACACTCTTATTTGCATGGTACTGGCGAAGCGAAAGACTATTACGAGCACGGAAGACAGACTGAAAAATCAGACCCAAATCTGAAAGTTATTCTTGATAAATCTAACCTTATGAATATTGATTACTTGACAAGAAAGTGGGGTATAGGTTGGAGAAATGTACAACCGAACGGATCGCCCTTTGAAGGTGAAAAAGTTGATATTAGCTATTCATTATATGATTTAGATTTTGTCAGGAGCAAACATACAGGTTTTTAATTTAGTCATAAATAGAGAGTAGTTCAACATGGAAGTAACTACTAAGCGAAACTGTCTGAAGATATAGATTGACAATTGGTATATTTAATTGTATAGTTATAATATGAAAATAGCAATCGTTGACACACTAGGCTTAGCCTATGACGGAGATACACTAACTGTCCGAGGGTTAGGTGGGAGCGAATCTGCAGTAATCCTTATAAGCAAAGAGTTATCTAACTTAGGGTTTGATGTAACAGTTTATAATAACTGTCTTGACAGTCGGGCATCACCTGGTAATTATAACGGAGTGACATACATTGACCACTCTCAGCACTGCCCAACTGTAGAGTATGATATTTTTATAAGTTCGCGCACTACTTTACCATTTCGTACAAGCAACAAATATGAAAAAATAGCAATGCTTGCTAAAAAACGCATATTGTGGATGCACGACACATTTTGCGAAGGTGACAGTGATCTCGAAGCAATGCTAGTACACGGATACATTGACGAAGTATTTACATTATCTGATTTTCACAGCTGGTATGTAACCAGCTGTGACCACGGAAACAAAAGAAATTTTGAAATGCTCAAGCATAAATTCTTTCAAACTAGAAACGGCGCAGTAAAGCATATACCTTTCGTTAACATAAACGCAAAAGATCCTATGCACTTTGTTTATAATGCGAGTGCAACCAAGGGATTAATTCCTCTTGTAAATAATATTTGGCCAAACATTAAAATTGCGTTACCATCTGCACACTTAACATGCATTGGGGGATTTTACAGACATCGAGATAATGCCCAGCCCGACGCGCAAGAATTAATGGTCAATAAGCTAATAGAATTAGCACCCAACGGCGTAACTTTTACTGGGGTAATACCCCAGTTTGAGATTGCAGAAATTTTAGCAAACGCATCAATGATGCTGTACCCAACGGCGTTCCCTGAAACATTTGGCATTTCTTCTTTGGAAAGTTTATTATATAATACTCCTATAATAACAAACACATTTGGGGCACTAGAAGAAACTGCAATTGACACAGCATGCTATAAAATACCATACTCGTCGACTAATAATGCACTTTTTAACAACATTAATGAAACCGAGCAAGCGATGAAATTTGTTAAAACCGTTGTAGACGCAGTTAGGAACCCTTACTTATTACAACAAAAACAAAACTATTGCAATGTAGTAGACGACGTGTACAGCTGGCGCACGGTTGCTATACAGTGGAAACAACATTTTTACAACATTCTTGGAGAATTTCTTGATGTAGAAACTTATCATCAAGCCGACGAAATTAATCAATCTGTGACACGAATATACGGCCGTCGATTTAACAATAAGGAAGATAGAAAAAAGTATATATCATACAATCATCAACGTAATGTTGTAGTCGTAAGTCCTGTTAGGAATGCACAAGACTATATCAGAAATCACTGCTTGTCAGTGTGGACACAGGACTATACCAACTGGCAACACTATATAACAGATGACAATAGCAACGATGATACTACAAAAATTATTCAAGAAGAATTAGCAAAGCAACCACAAGAAATTCAAGATCGTGTCACGGTAACGCTAAACGATCATCGCAAAGGCGCAGCAAATAATCAAGTAGATGTGTTTAATATTGCAGCAGACGACGATATTATTATGTTGCTCGACGGAGATGATTGGCTAGTTAACAATCCGACTATCTTTCATATGTACAACAATCTCTACAGCAAAGGTCACGATTTTACGTACGGGTCGATGCAAAGTTTAGCAGACGACATTCCTTTAATTGCACAGGATTATCCACCGGATGTAATACAAGATAAAACATATAGATCTTGTAAATTTAATTGGGGAATACCCTACACTCATCTAAGAACAGTTAGCGGAAAACTAGCTCGCAAGTTTGATACCAGTGTAGTAAAAGACTCCAGTGGAGAGTTCATGAAGTCGGGCGCCGATAATCCTATGTTCTACAAAATGATCGAAGATAGTACAAATCCAAAAGCTATAAAAGAAATAATAGTTAACTACAATGACATTAATCCTCTCAACGACTACAAGGTAAATGCAGTAGAACAAACACTAAATTCAGAAAGATCGTATATGACTAATAAAAAAATACTAATTGGAATTCCGACTAACAAATATATAGAACCGGAAACGATGAAGTCAGTATATGACTTAATAGTGCCCGACGGTTATGAAACAGAATTTCAATTTTTTTACGGATATCAAATAGATCAAATAAGAAACCTTATTGGTAAATGGGCTAAAAACTATGATTATTTGTTTTCTGTAGATAGCGATATTGTATTACAGCCTGATACATTAGTTAAAATGTTAAAAGCTGACAAAGATGTTATTAGCGGGTTGTATATTCAGCGAATTCCTGACACTCATACACTTGAGGTGTACATGGATTCTGGAAACGGCGGCTGCACAAATATTCCAATTACTGCTATACAAGGAAAAGGAATAGTAGAGATTGCAGGGTGTGGCATGGGATGTGTTCTTATTAATAGTAATGTGTTTAGACAACTTGAATATCCACATTTTTATTATCAATCAGCATTGGATCACAAAGACACAATATCCGAAGACATTTACTTCTGCAAAAAAGCTCGCGCGCACGGATTTACTATATGGGCAGATGAATCTATTCGCTGCGATCATATCGGAAATACTAAATTTGTTGTAACTTCTGATAAAGAAGAAATACCACATTTGCAGAGCGTAGCAGATCGAGATCTTTTACCAGCACTTCATGTAGAGTATCTAAAAAAAATAAACAGCAATCCTAAGGTAATTTACGACATCGGAGCATGTGTGTTACATTGGACTCGTCATGCTAGTAGTATCTGGCCAGAAGCAGAATTTTGCTTAGTTGATGCTACTATGTCAGTTCAGCCGTTTCTTGAAACTTCGGGACACAAATGGAAAATAGCAGTGTTATCAGACTCTGATAACAAAGAGGTTGAGTTTTATGAAAATAGTAATGATCCAGGTGGAAATTCTTACTATTTAGAAAACACCGAAGCATATAACAATAGTCATAAAACCAACAGGACAGGATATACACTAGATTATATTGCTAAACAGAATAATTGGCCGTTACCAGATATGATTAAGTTAGATGTTCAAGGAGCCGAATTGGATGTACTCAGAGGTAGTACTTGTGTGTTGGCTAATGTTACTGACATTATCCTTGAAGCGCAGCACGTAGATTATAACAAAGGGGCGCCGAAATCACCTGAAGTAATTGAATACCTGCAATCAATTGGATTTGAATTAGTTTCTAATTTTATTAATACCGATGTCGATGGAGATTATCATTTTAAAAAGTCTATTTAAAATATAACTATTTTTAAGAAATTAAGTCAATTAACTTAAACACAGTTTCGAGTTTCTGTTTGTTAGTCTTGCTTCTTAGTGTGTTAGCAAGTCCTTGGTGAAGCGGCTTTGGCCACTTTCCAAAAGTAACCCATGCATACCCGTCATGTTCGTCATTTAGTACAGGAATGAACTCGTGGTTTGTTACACACAAGTATGTATGAAAGCTAAAATGTTCGTCGTTGCTAACAAATGTTTCTAAGGGAATAGTTTTCTTAATGTCTGGAATAGTTCCAATTTCTTCTTGAATTTCTCTTCGCAGACCTTCCCACGGAGTTTCTTTTTCCTCGTTGGTGCCACCAACTAGCCCCCAAACATTATTTTGTTTACTTTGAGTTCTGTGGAGTAATAAAAATCTATTGGTGTCTAATGTGTAGAACAGGGCACCAGAGCATACAATCTTTTTCATACTAATAGTTAGCCATCTAAGTACAGCATCCAGGTTCCTCCTGAATATTCGCCTTCAAAGGATTTAATCCATCCCTTGGGTGTCCACTTGTACTGTACGCCAGTATTGAGGTTGCTGGTGTATATTGTATCAGTTGCAGTACTTGCATCAAAAATAACGGACCACTGTGTTCCACTCCATTCGATAATATCACCTTCGTCTGCTACAAAGTCTGTGTTGTCGGCGTTCTTCCATGCGTCGGCACCATCTGTGTTTATAGTGTTGCCGATGTTGTCGAGTATTAGTAATCTCAATCCTGGAACCAGTCTGTCAACAGGACTCCATCTCAACGGGTCAATAATAAAATCAACTGTTGTCCAACTTGATGGATTTCTTGCTGGGCCTTCTAGCACAGTATTTGACGGGATAGTGTCGGTATCCCACGAAATGTTTAATATTGTTTCGTCATTGCTGTCAATGGTAACATAGCCGATTATATACAGTCCTTGCTCGGCCTTTTTAATTCTAATTTGGCTGATAGTTGCCTGATATGTTCCAGGCTGCACATCCATCAACGACTTCCATGACACTGTTCCTATGACAGTTCCTTTGACAAGCTTGGCAGTGTTGTTTATTACATATATTCCATAGTCTTTATATGTTGTACTTAACACAAGTGACGCGCCAGGTCCGGCGGCAAGGCTACGCCGGGTTTTGATATCAACTAGTCCGCTGCCAACATTAGGAAATTCTTCCTTGTCAACAGTAGGCGTATTGTTTCCGGTACTGTCTGATACACTTGATTTTTCCGTCAAACCCGGCGAACTAAACCTAGGTGTGTCAAGGTCAAGGTCAAGGTCAGGGGCGAGGTCAAGGTCAAGGT